ATGATCGTCACATTTTTTCCGGCCGCCCATAAGGTCACATTATAGGCATGTTCCAGAGGATTGATATAGGCATCACCGGTGTTATAAACCTGAAACCTCTTTCGATTTTTGAACCTGTATTCCAGATCGTCACGCATGTGAATATTCATTCCCGGACTCCAATGTTCTCCATCAAAATTCTGCTTTGTCAAAGAAGTGAATTTGGATTCTGCCAGTCCAGTGATGTTGTTAAATTCAACTGTGAACGTTACAAAGTTTTTCTCCTTTTCTTTTGGAATACTAAATTTCCCATCACAAGTTACACGAAAACGGAGATTCGGCAATAAATCGGTCGAGATATAATAGGGAAACGGCTTGACTAAAAGCGCGTAAAGTTCCCGCCTAAATTGATAAAAGTTTTCAGCGATGACTGAATTCAAATAAAATTCAACGGTTATTTTTCGTTCTGTATATGTGACATCCCGAGGATGCTGCGGAAGGATAACTCCGTTTATTCTGGGTATGCTAACCGTTTCACGATCAATCCCAGGTGCTTCAGGTGTGAAGCTTAAAGGTTCAAAAAAAGGAAGCAGGCTTTTTAAACTCTGCTCCCCAAGTCCATTATCGTAATCTAGGAATAATTTCACTATCTCACCCCGTTTATGAATGAAGTTCGATTAAACCGATCACCGGCTGATTGGTCAATTTTCCTGCCATCAAGATATGTGTTGCTGTCTTTTAGTAAAAGCTGCTGCAAGAGCTGCACATTTTTATTTAGAAAATCAATCTGCTTTGCCATCATACTGATTTGTTTTTCTTGATTCTTTACAACACGGCTGATGTCTACAGAAAGATCATTAGGGGGTGGCAGCTCCTGTTCAGGCTTTGCCGAAACTTTTTGAAGCAGGAGAAGTGCTTTTGAAATCATCCCATCCTGCAAATCCGGAAGTACGCCAAGCTTGCTACCGATACGAGCCCATAGTCCAATATTACGCTCCCTGTATGAAGGGTCTTCCGTGATCGTTGTTTCATCATACCCTCGTTCATTTAAAATGGCCCATTTTGAACCGCCTTGACCAGGTGAGATACCGCCTTTTGCATAACCAACATAGCCGCCACCCCGGGCCATTGATTTTAAACCTGGATGATTGCTAATGTCGCCATATCTGCGCTTGATATAGTTAATTGCAGCCAACGTATTATCTATTGGATTCAAAATGTTATTATGTCCAGGAAACTTGTTGGCGTTAAAAGTACCCGGGATCGTCTGCATTAACCCCTGTGAGGGATGGCCTGCTTTCGCATTGGAATCCCATAAGTTGATAGCATTTGGATTTCCGCCGCTTTCCTTCATGGCGATGGTCACAAGCCCTGGAATCCATGAAAGAGGCACCCCCGCTATACCAACAGCCTCTGTAACCCATTGGTTTACGGCTTTCGTTCCGCCAGTCCCTTTAAATGTGGACGGCTCTGGCATGACTCCTTTCAAAAATTGAGCTGCACCATTTTTTAAAGTCTTGAGTATGCCGGTACCAAACGAATCAATGCCTTTTCCCGATTTATACGGGATCAGCCCACTAAACAGTTTTTTAATTAATTTTCCTGGGCCGTTGATTATCAAATCCATAGCGCTTGAACTAACATCCCCGACTTTATCAACGACACCTTTTCCGAACGAAATAGCTCCGTTGACCATTTTCTTAGAGCCTTCAGCGGCTTTTTTAAAAAAGTCTCCGACACCGCCGGCATATCCAGGAAGACCTGAAGCCGCTAACTCTTTTGATTGATCATGGGGGAGCACAGATGTGCCACGCGGCAGATCCCAAACTTGCGGGCCGCCCATCCCGACAACATACGTTCCGATGCCTGGTGTATGGGCCAGTTCCCATCCTTCTTCACCAACAAGCGCTTTTCCTCCAGGGTGAAAGTCTGTACCTTTCGCATATGCAGCTCCTGGCGCCATTTGCATTTTTTCAGACCGGCCATTGTAACCTTTAGGCTTCCACTCTGGAATGGTTGGGATATGCATAAATTCAAGAACCGTGTTAATTCCACCGGTAATCTTATTAACAACACCAGCTAAATCGAGAACAAAAATATCCCATTTTCCAAGGACTTCGCCTGTCTCAAAATCAACTTGATCAAGATGTCCATAAGCTTGAAGCTTTGCCTCCTTGACTACACCTTGATGCGTCTTTTCTGCTTGTTTGATTGTTTTTTTGGCTTGGCTTTTTGCTTTTCCAACAGTGTCATCGTGCTCTTCCTTTGAAATTGTGCCTTTTACATAATACTGATCATCAGCAGCAGCAATAACGGAATCGCGTTGCTTTTCGGCTGCTTTTATTGTTTTTTCTTTTGCTTTATTACTATTTTTCACAACAGCAGCAGCCTGTTTAGCAGATAAGTTAGAGGATTCTTCCTTCAGCTTCCTTGAAATTTTAATTTGTTCGTCCTTGCTTCGAGTAAGAGCCGTCTCCATTTGAGCCAACATTTTCCCCTGTATCTCTGCTATTTCTCTGTTTTCCTTCGCTGTTGTTTTTCGATTTTCTTCAGCCGCGGTTCTGTAAATTTCATTTACCCGATCCACATAACCTTGTATTTCCTTCTGTTTCTTATCATTTCCACTTTTGATTTTATTGAGGATTTTAGCTGCTTCTTTATCTGAGGTTTTATCATTTGAAGCATAAAAATCCTGTAACACTTTGGTGGCTGAATCGGCACTTGTTTGAAATCCCTTTTTCAACGAGTCTCCCATTTCAGTGAACTGTTTTGTCACATCATTAGCAATATCCTTGGTGATCTTTGTATTTGTCGCTCGAAGGGTATTGAGCTTTGCCGTAACTTTGATATTCATATCTTCATAAGCATTCACAGCTTTTGCCGTTGACTTCGATACGCCCTCACCAAAGTCAATAGTCGATGGAAGAACCCTTTTCTTCAGATTGTCATAATACTTTGTACCGGCTTCCGTTAAAAGTGTCACTCCTGTCACGGCAAGACCAACAGGACCACCTAACAAGCTCAATCCGCCACGTAAAAGGCCGACGACTCCTGCTCCTTTTTTGAGAATGTTGAATAGACCAAAACCGCTTTTTGCTAATTTCATAAAGCCGCCAGCGCCTTTAATTGCATTGGCTCCAACCTTTAAAATATTCCCACCGAATTTTAAGAGCTCAGGAGCAAATGAAAGAATTAGCCCGGCAATTGAACCAACTGGCCCACCAAACAATCCAAGACCAACGCCGGCAACACGTGAAGCACCGCCTAGACCTCGCATGGCTTTAGCACTTCTGCTGGATGATTGTTCAAGCCTCCCGACTCTGGTTGTTGCCAGATTGGCTGACTGATGAAAACGCCCCATTCGTGTGGATGCTGCTGCCGCTGCCGCAGATGTTGTTGTCATTCCTGCAGCCGCTGTCCTGGAAGCTGCGCCCGCTGCAATGGCTTCCGTAGAATAAACGCCAAGACTGACCGATGCTTGATTTACATTCCGCGTTAAATAGCCGCCCGCGGTCCGAAGCATATTCCAGCCTGCTGCTACTTTTGGCAAAGAGCCCAACAACAGTAAGAACGCGCCGCCTAAGAGGGAAAATACAGTGACTGCACCGCCAGTAATCGCAATGGTACTCGCCACAGAAGGGGGCAATGAATCAAACCAGGTTACAAGCTTTGTTAGTCCGTCAGCTGTAGCCCGGATAACAGGCAAGAACTGATTTCCAAAAGTGATAACAGCATTGTTTGTAGCAGATTTTAGATACTCAATAGATCCAGCCAGGTTGTCCATTTGCTTTTTGGCTACTCTTTCAGCTGTACCGCCGCTTCCTTCAACTTCTTTTGTGAATTCTTGAAGCTTATCTTTCCCGGCGTGCATTAAGGTAATAAACCCGGAAAGCGCATGTTGCCCCGCCAGCTGTTTGGCAATACGAATTTGCTCAGTTTCGGTATAATCTTTTGTTTTCTCATTGATTTGTCCGATAATATCAGCAAGCGGACGCATTCTACCGGTTGAATCTGTAACTTTTAGACCCAACTCTTCAATCGCTGATGCAGCTGGTTTTGGTGGTGCAGAGAGTCGCGTCAAGGTAGACCTTAAAGCCGTTCCTGCCATATCGGCTTTAATCCCGCTGTTTGCCATGATACCGGTTGCCGCCGCCAATTCCTCCATACTGACTCCCGCTGTTTTTGCGGCCGGCGCTGCATATTTCATTGTTTGCCCGATTTCTTGCAGGGTGGCGTTTGAATTCGTAAAAGTATATGTCATTGCATCCGCAACACGGTTTGTATCTTCAGCCTTGATATGAAATTCAGTCAAAATGTCAGAAACGATATCGGCCGTAACTCCAAGGTCTGTTTGACCAGCTGCGGCAGTCGCGAGAAGGCCAGGCATAGCCCCGATAATTTGATTTGTTTTATATCCGGCCATCGCAAGGTACTGCATACCTTCTGCTACTTGCCCATCTGTATATTGAGTTGTTGCACCCAAATGACGGGCTGTTTTTGTAAGCTCACCCATTTGATCATTTGTCGCATTTGCCAAAGCACCGACACGGCTCATCGCTTTCTCAAAATCAGCGGCAGCTTTAACAGTCATTCCAATCCCAAACGATCCCGCTGCACCGATTGCAGAAAGAGCCTTTCCGGCGGTTGTGGCTGATTGATACACCGCGTTTAGCTCTTTAGATACTTCTCCTGAATTGCGCTTAAACACAGAAAAAACACCCGCTGCTCGCCGGGTGCTGTTTGTGGTATTTTCAAATAGTTTTGTTACTCGTTGCAGTTCATTTCCAAGGCTTTGATGAACGGCAATGGCATCATTCAGCCGGCGACCTTGTATCTGCGTTTCTCGGTTGTCCAGCCCTTTTTCTCTGACTAACTTATTGTATTTTGTTCGATGCTCATCTACTAAACGGCCTTGTATGCGGTATTTGTTATTGAGTCCTTCTACTTGCGATTGAAGAAACTTTGACTGATTTCCCGCAGCTTTATAAACTGCACCGGATGCTTTCATTTCCGAATTCGCTAAACGCATTTGCCGCTTTAAACCTTCGATTCCACGATTAAAGCCGGTATCATCAAGGCCTACTTTAACAATCATATTTCCGATAGGTTGCGCCATATGTATCCACCCCGCTTCCCTGGCATAAACTCAACGAAAAAAGACCGGCGATAAAGCCAGTCTTAGAAAAACACTTGATCAATTGGAACAACTTTTGGTTTATTTTCATGAGCCAAAACTTCTAAGTAATGGTAAATATCCATCTCGTCAATTTCTGTCATGGTCCATCCCTGTTTTAAAAGGGCCGCATATATATCATTGAGCTGTTCTATTCCTTTTTCTGCTGAAAGGCTTCCGCTTCCGCTGCCGACAAAAAATCTTCTTCCTCCTTAACTTCCTCATAACCCATAATTTCGCCCATGATTCGCCTTACTTCGTCTGAAACTTCAAAGGACTGTAGGCCTTCTTGAAATTCCTCTAAAGTAAATTGATTATGGAATACACGCACAATGAATTTCATACGATCTTCAAGGCTTTTAAGCACTGCCTTAATACTGTTGGTATTTTTAGCGGCTGCCTCATCTAGCTCCAGAGCTTCATACAAAGTTTTTGTATTTGTACGAGGTGCAATAAACGTTTTATATTTTTCTTCTTTTTCAAACCACAATTTTACCGATATATGTTTTTGAGCCATGTTGACTCCTCCTTTATTTTTCTAGATTTAAAAAGGAAGCACGGAGCTTCCCTTTATACCGTCTTTCCAATGTCTACGCTGGATTTATTATCAGAGCCTGAGTCCGGATTTTTATAAGCATTGCCAAACACTTTTTCATAAAACTTGTCCAAATTGAAATTCGGTGCGTCCTCATCAGCCAATACTTTATAGGCGTTGTCTTGTTCGCGCTCCATAAATTCAGCAGAAAGTTTGACCGTCTGAAAATCTGTCTTTTCTTCTTTTGTTTTCCATTCATCATCCGGCAAAGAAAAACGCCCTTTTACAAGTCCCACATGACGATTCTTACCGTTTGCCTTTGGCCCAAAGAAGGACATAGCAACCCACGGCGGAATTATATTTTTCTTAAATAAATAGAGGCCGTCTGTTTCCTCAATTCCTAACAGTTCGGCCAAGATTTCCATAGGTAAATCTCGCATTTCAAGCTCCAACTTTGTGGAACCTGTTGTGACGGCCATATCAACTAATTTGTTGTCTGCATATTGTTTTTCGGTTGATGTTTCCGTATTAACCTTCGCGTTGATTGCATAGGGATATTCAATAATTTTTGAAGCTACATAAAGACCATTCACCTTTTTTAAAGGCGCAAATCTAACGCCTTCCAACCCGGTAACGGAACTAAATTCAGGCATTCTAAAACCTCCAATTATAGTAAAATATTGGACTCAAACCGGTAGCCTTTCCGGATAAGGCCCTCATCTTTTAAAAAGTCATTGATTAAAATTCCTGTTTGAAAATCTAATCGATTCATGACCCCAACTACTGCAGCCAAAATCTGATCGCAGGAAGAAGCGTTGTATACATCGATTTGATATACAGCACTGTCCTTGATCGGCTTTCCATCAGCCCATTTGGTTGTTCTGTAGTCCAATTCCTGTACGACAATATAAGGCGGTTTGCTTTTGATACCAATCGGTACCGCAAGTTCAAAAATGTTTGCAGGATCAGCCAATAATAAAAGCGCCGGATCAGTTTCCAGCGCTTCAAATACTCTGTTTTTTAGTTGTAATGCTCTCTCTGCCACATTCATAGCTTGTACCCTTTCCTGATAACGGCTACCATCGCTTCAAGCATTCGATCATTTGCACTTTTCATACTCTGCTGAATAAACGGGTTAGCCGGTTGATGGATCGTACCGAACTCCGGTAAGTGGACACGGTATTTTGTATCTTTTGTGGGGCCGACCACTGCATATATCTCACCATCGGGGTCCTTTCTCGTACGATTACCGACTATGATATCTTCATCAATGTGAGGATGGCTCCCCCCAATATTGGAACGGGGAGCATTCTTGTTAATTTCCTTCGCAAGAATCGCGCCGCCGGCTTTCACAGTGGCTTTATTTATTTTTTCGTCCTTTCTTGCAAGTGAAGATAAATATGAATCTAATTCTTTAAAGCCCTGCATTTCCATTTCGATTTTCATTATTCCACCGCCTTTGCCCTGATTGTGGTGAAATTTCTTCGGGAATAGTTCGGAAGAATTGATTCGATCTCATATGATTGGTTCTGAAACAGAATCCGCATATGTTTGTCGATATCCTCTCGGTGTCGGATCGTAAATTTTACTGTATGTTCTTTTTGTACAGCCGCCGCTGCATAGTATTCCCGTCCTTTTAATCCTTCAGCTTTTGCCCAGCATTCAACGATAGTTTCATATTCACCTTCCACAGGGAGACGGCCGCCTTCTTTTTTCTTTTGAAACTTGATTCGATATCGCATGTCATTCAGCATCGGCATCAGTCTCCGGAACTGTGTATTTTAATTGATTGATCAACGTTGTCAAAACTCCATCAAGGTTTGAAGTTGTGCCAGCTATTTCACGGTTTTCATACCAGTGAGTTACAAAAGCCTTTACACACAGGTCCGCGCGAGCTGAATTATTAGGGAATTTCAGGCCAGTTGCGGTCGTAATGTATTCTTTTGCAGATGCAATAAAGCTAAGAATTAAATCATCCTCCAGATCGCCATCGATCCGGAGGAATTTTTTTGCTTCTTCAAGCTCTTTTTGTTCGGTTTCAGTCATTTGACAGCACCATCTTATGAAAAATGCGTGATAACGAGGCTCTTAATGCTCACATCAGCATCTCCGCTGTTTGTGAGCATGATACGCGGTGATGAAGAGAGAACATCTACCTTTTTAAGACCCCGATCATTGTTTTCAAGTGTCAAAACGTCTTCATATTCTTTAATTGTGAAATTGCTTGTTCCAGGAATAATATAAGTGAGCTTGACTGTAAGGTTGCCCTTTTCATTAGTATAAATGCCGATCCCTAGGCCGCTCCCTTTGGCGTCTAAATTCAAATAAACCGATTCTCCAGCTTTTACAGTTGTATTTTCAAGGTAGGTTTCTGAAATAACCCGGGGAGGAATGAGGCCTCCAGCCATGCCTGCAAGAAAAACATCTGTAATAGGTTCACCTTGTCCATTGTCTCTTGAGGAAGTAAATATTCCGTCATCTTCGTTCAGATATTGTTTTGTCATTTTTCATCATCCTTTACTATTTTTTATTTTCCTACGTCAACTGATTTATCTTCTGTGTCGCCAGTACTTGGAGTTTCATTGTCGGGAACAGCGTCTTTAATAGATGTAAATTCCGCGTAAACCACCGCATCCGTGTCCCAAAGTACAACGTCCTCACGTTCAATGATTCGCACATCTGTAGAGTTACGGTAGAATGCTTTACCACCGACATTTGTCGTTAAAATGGAATACTGCTGGCGGTCAAACAGTTTAACGGCTTCTTTAAGGTCTCCGATGATCAACGGATGTTTTGGAGTTTTTGTGCCGCTGCTCGGCAAATATTTATCAGAAATCACAGAAACCGGCTTTCCAAACAACAACTTTTTCGTCGGGTCTGTATGATTCGGCTGAAGTAGGTAGCGGCCGAACGCGTCTTTCAGTTTATCCAACATATTAAAGCCGGATTGGTTTGTGACAACTTTAGTTGTCGCATTAATAGCTGGATCGAGTTTGACATTAAGAATGTCTTTAATGTCGTCCTGTTTTGAAACCGTTGTTTTTGCAAGGGTTCCTAATTGATTAAGAATCAACGTATTGCGGGTTACGGCTGATTTTTTCGCCAACCAAGTCGTTAGATACTGCAAGAGCGCTTCCTTTGTATCTGCAAGCAAATCGTTTGAAAGAACCAAAATCCCGGCATAGTCTTTGATGTTATATTTAATGTTTTCAAATTTAGGGTTCTCTAACTCTTCAATATTTTCTAATTCCTCAAGATTTGCCAACGGGGTGATATCTGATAATTTTTCAAGAACCCGTGAACCTTTGTTTGTTGATACCGGAATGACATCGACGAGATTTGCCAGGGTATCAAATTGGCGACGTTTTTCATTAATTTTCGTGGAGATATCCTGCGGTACAATAAGCCCACCATCCTCATCCACACCTTCTTTCATCGCGGCAAGAGGCTGCGGTACTTTGCCTGTTCTAAGAGCGTGAGCAAAAAGTTGAACATGATTCTTCACTTCTGTTTCAGCGATATCATCCGTTGCCTGTTGCGGTGTCTTTGTCTCTGGATCATGCTGCGGCTCTTCTTGTGCATATGAAACCTGCATGTTTCGTAAATCCTCATATGTTTGAATTTGATCTTTAATTTGTTGAGCCTCAGCAAGCAGTTTTTTGGCTTCGTCCATTTTCCCTTCATCGGTCAGCGCTTCAATTTTTGTACGTTTTTCCGCCAAGGTCTGGCGCAATTCTCGTTCTTTTTTGGACATCCCGCCCCCGGCAAAAAATTGAATATCAAGTCTCAATAACTTTTTCTGTTTCAAATGCTTGTCCTCCTTAAAAATGGCATAAAAAAAGAACCCTTAAAGATTTAAGAGTTCAAGTTTCATATTGATCTTTTGTTTTAATAATTCATCCGGTTTAGTTTCTTCAGCCGGACTTCCAGCAGCGGATTGAGCAACAATTTTGCCTGGAACATGTTTAAAATGTGCCAGTACCTGATGATCAATGCAGGCTGCTACATCCTTTGATTCTGAAACCATATCGATCAAGCCATAATTTAAAGCTTCATCGGCGGTGAGCCAGGTTTCCTCATCCAGAAGCTGGCGTAAAGTCCCGTCGTCCAGTTTGTCTCCTGCTTTCGCAAGATATGTGGAAACGATACTTTCAGTAATTTTGTCCAGATCATCGGCAGCCTTCCGGAATTCCGCGGCATTCCCGACCATCCCCATGTATGGGTTGTGAATCATCATCATGGCGTTACTTGGCATGGTAATTTTATCGCCGGCCATTGCAATGACAGAAGCAATACTTCCAGCCAGTGCATCCACATAGACATTGATTTTTGCCTTGTGACGCTGAAGCATCGAATGAATAGCCTGCCCCTCAAAAACATCCCCACCAGGCGAATTGATGTACAAATCAATAAAGCTCACATCACCTAAACTTTTCAATTCAGACTGAAAGGCTTTAGATGAACTTTCACTGAACCAGCCTTCGCCAGTTATCGAACCGTAAAGCGTGATTTCAGCGGACGAATCATCCAGAACCTTCATGTTCCAATACTTGTTTTTCTTCTTCTGTTCCGTTGCCATCACCCCCTTTCAGGCGATTTGAAGACCGTTTGACCTTGCTAAGTTGATACTCTTTCATAATTGAAAGGGGAACAAGGTTTAAGTTTCCATAATGCTCATCGCCGATCTCCCCGATACCTGTCATGTCCTCTTTTTGAAGAATAGTATTGACGCTAAAGGCGCCTACGCTTTGCATCGTTTTATAAAATTCAGCACGTGATTTACTATCCCCACGCAGCTCTGATTCCAGGTTAAATTTAAAGTAATAGCCAGCTCCCCGCTGCTTCTCTGTCAAAACCTTATCGTTTAACTCTTGTTCAATATTTGTGACGATTGGCTGTAAAGTGGTTTTGACATAATCTAAGGATTGTTGCTCTATATTTGAAAATGTCGCCCGATCAAGTTCCCCTATTTTATGAGGTGGCACCTTGTAAATCGATGCAATCTGTTGGCGGTTCCATTTCATTGACTCAATAAACTGTGCATCTTTCATGGGCATTGTTACTTGTGAATAATCAAGTCCGGCGTCTAAAACTGCAATAGACTGCCCCGCATTCACCCGCTCCCAATCTTCCCTAAGAATTTGTTTACTTTTTCGGTCTAAAAGGGTCGGCGCTTTTACAACGCCAAACGGTGCGCCGCCATTCTTGTAAAATTTCGCGTTAAACTTTGTGGCAGCTCTATTTGACCCTATATTGTCCCGAATAACTGAAATCGGGGTTTGACCTACAAATCCGTCAAGAGACAGGTTTTTAAAATGCAGTACCTCTTCGTAAAAAAATTCACGGTACTTGCCGTCAAGTGTGGTTGAATACCATACCCGGCCGTTATTTGGATCAATATTCGTATTTGTCGCTTCAGGATCTAATGGTCTGATCCCAGCCACATTCCCGTCTTTATCAAAAAGCAAAAGATTATAGCTGTTTCCCCATGTGCAAAGTCTCGTAACCAACAACCGTTTCCACACAAAGCTTGTCATGTAGTCATTGACTTTGTTCAGAATAATGTCGCTTACTTCATTTTGAATCTGTTGTATGTTTCCGTTTTGATTCTGAAAAAGTTTAATCGGTAGTTTCGCAATATCATCAGCCAAAACAATCACGCAAGCATATACATCCGGATGCAAAACGGCCGTTTTTGTTGATACTCTTTCACCAGATGAACTCTCTGTCCCAGCAAAAATATTTCTAAACCAATTGGCCGGATGGAGAAGGGATCCGCTATCCTCTTCAGCAATTTCATTTTTTATTCCGCTCTTTAAACTGCTTAATAGCATCTATTTCCCTCCCTCATCCTTATTTTTTTGACGAACAAATCCTGCCAAGCTGGCAAGAGAAAATAAAAAAACACCGGTTGCAATTAAACCCGCGTTTACGTTCATCCGATATATGGCTATTGAAATGAATACCATGCCTGCGATGAGCAAGATATCCTCTAAAATCAACTGCAAGAATCTTAAAAACTTCAGCATTCCCACCCCCTACAGGCTGAACGATCCGGATTGTATATAAGCGTTTAAGTCAACGGCCGTATCAATTTGAGATGCCCGCACGTGTGCATTGATAAGCGCAGCCGCCGGGTCAATCCGTTGTGTTGACTTTGACTTGTCCAGCATTATGTTTTCTTGGGCATCTACTTTTGTAACGGCATTCCCCATGGCCCATGTCAGCAGATCATTTTTATTGTGAATGATCTTTTTCGCTTTTACTTTTTCACGGAAGTCTTTCGTTGGTTCAGATAATGTGGCAACACCCTGCCGAATTTCAATCATGACATATCCGTCCGCCTCCATCTGTTGGGCAAATTGAGTAGCATTATACGGATCGTAACCAATTTCTTTGATTCGCCACCCTTTCTCTTTCTCCATTTTTTTAATGTAGGTTCTGATATAGTCATAATCGACAACAGCGCCATCGGTGACGGTTAACCAATTCTTTTTCCTCCACAAATCATAAGGTACATTATCTGTCTTCATGCGCTCATAAAATGTATCTTCTGGCATAAAACCGTGACTCTCTACAGCAAAGCTCCCGTTATCCAACGGAAAAATAAAGGATACAGCTGTCAGGTCAATTCGTTTTGATAAGTCAATCCCAACATAACACTCGCGGCCGGTTAGATTAGGGAATTGATCAGATCCGCAATCTTTCCAGGCCTGCATATCCATATAGCCGTTTTCGCGCATATTGACCCAGATATTCATATTTTTAGTGAGGAAATTACGCATTTTTTCAGGAACCGCGAGAGCTACTTCAAGCTCGCCGCGCAAATACTCTAACCCGTGTTCATTAGCAGCCACAATAGGGTTTGCTTTTATCCAGTTACGCTCATCCTTGATGTCATCGCCCTTATCCAGTTCATTGATCATCACAAAATACTGTTCATTGGTTTCTACTTTGTTTGGGTCTAAAATCCGAGAGACGTAATCATATTCCACCCGGTAAGCTGGATTGTTTAACTCAAAGCCAGCAGTCGTGATAATAATCATCAATGGCTGGTTTCTTGCTCCCATTCCAGAAGCAAGGACGTCATAAATTTCGGATGTTTTATGCGCGTGATATTCGTCAATAATGCCACATTGAGGGTTGAAACCGTCCCCTGTTTTACCAGCATCCTTAGATAAAGCTTTGATAATTGAATTTGTTTTTGGGTGCTCAATGGTACTGTATGCAATCCTGTATTTTTGCTCCGGTTTGTTTAAAAGTTCGCACCCTTCTATCTGGGCTTTTATCTCCTTCCAACATATTTGAGCCTGTTCAGTTTTTGTGGCTCCAATGTATACCTCTGACATGTTTTCACCGCTTGCCATAGCCTCATATGAAGCGACACAGGCCAAACTCTGAGTTTTTGCATTTTTACGGCCAACCTGCCAATACACTTTCCTGAAACGGCGGAATCCCGTATCTTTGTGAACCCATCCGTAAACATTACCGAAAATAAAAATCTGTATTGGTTCAGGTACAATATTTTGTCCTTGTAACGGCCCCTTGGTATGTTTAAATTGAGTCATCCAAAAGAGAAAACGTCGAGCCTTCTCGTCATCGAATACGTAGGGAAATTCTCTTGTCCCTTCCCTTTTGATGTCTTTTAAGAATCGCTCACAAGCCCAAATATGCTTTTGACACGCAACAATCTCGCCCGATACCACATCGCGCGAGTAGTCAATCATAAACTGTTTAATTGTATTCATACATTATTGAACTCCTTTTCCGCTGCTGTTTTTTCGCGTTCTTCTTGGGTCTTGGTAATCGCGAGCTTGGCACGTGCAGACGGTGTGAGTCCGAAATCATTAGCAGCCGATTTCATTTGATCATAGAAGTTTTTCTGCCGTTTCAGGAGGGGATGTTCTTCTCCAATCAACTTGACCGGCTCCCCGTTTTCACCTTGACCCTCTGTATGAATCATGATGCCGTCTTCTTCAATAATTTTGGTAATAGAGATGTACTGAGAATAGGCGTTACAATAGGCGGCTAACATGCTGATATCCGCCTCCGTCATAATTTCCACCTCAGATAATAAAGCAGCAATCCGCTTAAATTCTTTTTTAGCCACCTTATCCAGCCAGGTAGGCGGTTTGATATTTTCAGAGCGCATTTTCAACTTTTTTTCATGTTTGGCCCTGGCTGCAAGCTCTTTCGTATTCTTTTTATTTGGATTGCCCTGTATTAATTGAAGGGCTGCGGATTTTGCAGGTCTCGGCATGTTTTCTCACCTCATTTCTTTAAAAGAATTGCAATTTTGTGCTTGTTTTTTCTCAGTCTCATGCTATGATGAAAGCAACAACAAAACCAGTCATATCAAGCCCTCTCGGCGAATTTGCCGGGAGGGTTCTTTTTGTTTTCGGGAACTTTGAAAAGCGGTGTTTGTTTGCAGAAGAGGGGGCGCCGTTCCCGCGGCGGTTGCTTTCCAAAGATTTTCATAGGGGGGTATCCCTACTTGATCGGCTCACTCCGGTTGCCGTGAACCTTGTTATGGCAAGCATTGCAAAGACTTTCGAGATTAGAAAGGTCTAAACGCTTGGACCAGTCCTGTTTTACTTCCACAATATGATGGACCATGTCGGCCGGCGTGAATCGATGTTCTCTCAAGCATCGCTGGCAAAGACGATTGTCTCGAAGCAAAACAAGTTCTCTTGTTCGTTTCCATTCAGTTGATTTATAAAAACTTGTTATTGTTTTGTTTCTTGAATGTTTGTTGTAATGTTTCGTTTCCTCCTGCTTGACGTGCTTATGGTCAGGGCAGTAGCCCTCTCGGGTAAGAGCCTTACACCCGTGGGCCTTACACTCCCTTAATGGCTTAGGCGGCATTATAATCCTCCTTCAGTGCCAAACACTTATTGGTTCAGCTCTTCATTTGCTTGCTCTACTAAAGGCTGCATAAGTAGACCTATACGCTCTTTTAAATTGAAATACTCTGTCAAAAGGCGCTCGGATTTCTTTAGCCTCTTGGCTTTCGCATATTGGTTCTTTACACCTCTAATACGCTTTTGTAGGACTCTAATTTGTGGGGTAGTCACAGAAAACACGGCCCTATGCTGGCAGGCGGGGCATTGAACATACCCAATTTCAACGCCATTCTCCCTTTTCTCCTCCCGCAATAAAACCCCGTGAACCTCGCCGCAATGCTCGCATTTTGATTCCATCTGATTCATCTCCTGAAAATAAAAAAGTCCCACTGATAATTACGGGGGACTTTTAAATAGTTTATTTTTAACATTTCATGTATTTTGGCTTTTCTTTTCCAATTGTTCTAATTGCTCTAAAATTTTTTCATCATTTAATGCTTCAAGCAATTGACGATGTTTTTTTCCTTTCGAATCTATATAAGTATTTCCTTGTTTAACAGCTCGTCTAATCGAATATTTCATTTTAATAAATTTAAAAGGATTTAAAAAAGGGTTAATAGGTCGAACAGGTTTATCAAATTCTATGAGATGTTGATTGTTAATTTTTTTATTCGATTTCAGCTTTACATAGTAATATCCACCAGAAAAATCTTGTGAAATTATAAAACCAGATAATTCTCTCAAATTTACCTTCGCTGTATTAAAGATAATACGTATTACTCTCTCTTCATCAGTTGCAATTGTAACCTCAGGTTTTGATAAAAAACTAGTTGTTTTAAACAAACCTTCTTTAAATTCAAGAACCAAAAAAGTCTTCACAGCTATACCTTTTCCGTAATTCTTAATATTGCATTCAAAAATTGGGTCTTTACCTCTTGACCAGATATGTTTTATTTTTTTCACTACAATTCTTGGTGTGTTAGTAGCAAGATATGTTTTTCTTGCATATAACACCGTACAAAGTGAAAGTAAAACCAAAGCAAAGTTTTTAGATTCACTAAGAATGAAGTTTTTTACCTCACCTAGAATAGATTCAAACAAAACACCAATAAACCTCCCTTCTTTTTTGCAACACGTTATTATCAAGGAAAATGATAGAACACATTACGAATTTTGTCGAACAATTAAAAATATATTCTTTCTAAACCGGACCCACACTCAGAGGCTCTCATTAGCCGCCAATCGTTTATTCTGAGATTTACTGGACCCGGTTTACAGAGAACATAAAAAAGCACCCTTCATTTGGGTGCTATATATGATGCACTGTAAACTATACAGACATTGTTTAATCCCACTAGTTACAACATGGTTTACCACAATGAGTATGAGAGTGTGTAACAGGATCGTAACTAGAATAAGTGTGTGGATATTGATGCACATGCTGGAAATGCTTATGATGCACATTTGTTATATGCTGCGGATGAATATGCGGCACAATTGTTTTTGAAAAAGTATGAGTTTGACAACAATTAGTCGGGTGTACAATTGGCGACATCACATTTGGTTTGCAATGAAACATGACTAAGCTCCCCTTTCATTCATTTATCATATTCATTATCAAACTATGATAAACAGTGTATACATGTACCATTACAATCACCCATATTTGTCCGATCACGTACTATCCACAGCCTAAAACCAAAAAAAGTATCCTCAAAATTTTTTTAAGGATACTTAAACTGAAAGGAGAGAAGTAAATATATTTATTATTATGATTTCGATCCATATTTGCAGCTTGTCTATTCGAATTCATTCAAAAAAACAAGAAGCATCCTTCAGGATACCTCTTGAAAAAAGGGGTAATTCTCGATGTATTTTATTTTATGCAATAAATCACAAAAAATAAACTTGTCTACTCGCTTAATACCATAATACTCGATCTAAACAAAAACAGAGTGCCAACGTTGCGCCAAAATTGTGCCAAAATCATTTTGCTGTCATGCCTCTGCTTTGTCTCCTCTGCAAATTCTCTTTTAATTCGCCCCATGTCAAATTCATGACCTGATGATCAGCAAGTTTCAATTCCTTTTTTAAACCTGAATAAAGCTTGTACTGGCTGCCTGAAAGCTGAATTTTTCTAATAGAATCCATTTCTTTTTCAGTTAAGAAGTCAGACATATTTGATTGGCTCCTTTGTTTTTTTCTACATTATACCATGCAAAAGTTTTTATTTATCCACATTATCCACGAATTAACCATATCTTATATTGTGTCCAATTCACATAATCGCTGAACCCTTTGTCCTGCATAGTTTTAAGCCATTTTGTCAAAATGAGTTGGACACTTTCTCGTTATGGTTAGTTCGTTAAAATAGGTAGAAAAAGACTCATCCGTTTTGAAGACAGATGAGCTTATAAGCTGAATGCGTCCATTGTTTGATCCATTGTGTCTTGAGTGATCCCGATATATCGAAGCGTGACGTCAGGGCTGGAATGGTTGAATATCTCTTGCAGCAGAGCCACATCTTTAAATTTTTTATAATGCCAGTAACCAAACGTTTTCCTCATGGTGTGGGTACCGATACCATCAAGCCCGACGTATTCCGCCGCCTCTTTCAATATGTTGTATGCCGTGCTTCTGCTGATTGGTTTGTTAAGCCCTTCACGGCTCTTAAACAAAAATTCCTGGTCATCCTTGTCTTTAATGTAATCAGCCAGGGCTTTTTTTAGGGCCTTATTTATTTTGATCCGTTTCTGCTTGCCGGTTTTCTTCTCGCGTAAATCGATGTACATTCGTTTGGCGTCGCGGACTCTTAAACGAAGTAAATCGGATATACGCAAGCCTGAGTTTATACCGGTGACGAAAAGCAGATAGTTTCTTTCACTCCGTTCTCTCAGGAATTTCTTTATATAATAAATCTGGTCCATATCCCGGATAGGCTGCACAAAATTCATTATGAAGCACTTCCCTTCACATACACTT